GTTCATTTAAAGTTTTTGCACCTACACGAATATCATCAACTGCTAGCGGTCCGAACCCCCATACAAGGGATAAGTGTAATAAGCTAGTATCTGTTAATGTTTCTACATAAGGCACTGCTGCAAGCATTGCAGTACTACGCATTTTGCCAAGCACAACAGGAATAGCGCCAAAACGATTTGCTTGATTTGCAGCACCACTAAACGCATTTACAGGTGCAGAACTCCCTGGATCTTTTCCATTTAATGGTCGAATAGGAAAGGCGGCATTAATAAGTGCCATACCTGCCATATTAATAGCCATAGTACCGACTATTTTGCCAGTTGCAGTTACAGATACTTCAGCAGTTCCAGCTAAAGTAGCTTCAGTTGCTGTCATACCCAAAGCCTCACCAACTACTGGACCATAGTTCAAAGCCACCCATAGTACAACAATAGTAAGTATTAAGCGCTGAGTACTTTTACCTTCTGGAACTACTTTATAAACAACGTTTTGTCCTGCTTGTACACGCACAGTGCTCCACTCGGATTGCGGGATTTTAACGCCATCTAAAAATAAGATTAATTTTTTAGCAAAGTAATCGCTAATTTTATAAGTATCAATTAAATTTTGGGATACATCAGCTAATGTAGCTCCAGGTATAGCTAGCTGGGTGTAATTTACTTGTTTAAAAGGGTGAGGTTTGCCTACCAACATAGTGCTGGCTTGTGTACTATACTTATAGTAACCCTCAATACGTTTTGCCCATTTTGGGCTATTAACAGAATCTAAAACAGTATCCATACCGTCACGGGCATGAATAAACTTATCTTCTCCAACGTAGATACCTACGTGAAAAGGTTCTCCTAATATATTGAATACTATAACTGAGCCGATTTCTGGTGTTTGAACTTGTGACCAATTGTTTTTATATTGAGCCATCATTTCGAGAATACGTGTATCATATGCTCCAGCATACTCTTCAGTATAGCTTGGTAAGTCAATAGCATATTCTTGTTTATAAAATAAACGCACTAATCCCCAGCAGTCAATTCCGCTCTCATCTCTACCATTACTGATATAAGGTAATCCAATATACTTATTATAATTCATTAAAATAATCCTGGAAAGTTGGCCGGAGTAAACGTAAAACATGGAAATGGTTCGCGACTAAGGCTTACCATATTTAACTCAAATGTAATTTGATCAGCGTTGTAAGTAACATTAGTTATTTTAAAACCTGAAAAACTAGCTTCAACAGTATTGGGGCTACTAGCTAGTACTAGATCTATCTGTACACTGACTGGGCTTGTTAAATGAGTGCGTATAAGATCAATTGCTTCACGAGTAACAAAGTTTAGTATTAAACTACATTGTCCTGATCCTGCTTCTTCTTCGCCTGGCAAAGCTATTTGCATAGGCAAAAATAAATAATTCCTACTAATACCTCCATTAATAGTACTAGTAACACCATATATTACATCTGTGTCTGTTGTTAAAGACTCAATCCTGTTAGTATAACCATCAGCTAAACGCACAGGGTCTGCAGGGTCTGCAGGATTAGTAATAGTAACAAGTAAAATTAATGCTTCGGGTGTTTCTGAAGCAAACATTGCTCTAATGGCTGATTGTGATAAACTATTTATTCTGCTCATGGCATCACTTCAAATTTAAGGCTGGTAGACCAGTACCCTGGTGCCACATATTGTAAGTTAAAAAATTCACCACTACTACCAGGTATAATACGTACTTCTACGGTAGTATAAAGTCGTGGGTGCGTAAAGGTAAAACGATTAACACCAGCAATACCAGGCGTAGTAGTATTTGTAGGTTGATTTTTTATAAAATCTTCTAGTTTCTGAGTCTGTGCGGTAGTCATTAAAAAGTTTAGAGTAAACTCACTAGGACGCGAGGCCCTGCGTCTTTGTTTTGCAGGGCCAGCATCTGTAGCTGAGCGTATAACATTAATTCCAACCGATTCAGTAAAGCCTTTTTGAGGCACTTGCGGAAGCGATGCTGGCCATGCTACTATTGGCATATATTATCTCCTTGCCAGTAATGGTGTTGTACCATAATTGGCTGTCATTGCTTGTTGAGTATTTGAACCTACACGATTTAATTCGCCTGCAACCATATCGCCAACCATTACTTCTATACGACGATTTCCACGTGAATCCATAGTTTCTTTAGTAGTTGCTTTTTCAGTGCTGTAGTTGTTAATAACTACATCTACGTTGCTACCACTATTGCCGCCACGAACTCCTAGATTTCCTTGACTATCGCGCTTTAGGGGCATAATAGCTTCGGGACCTGCTTCGCCCATTAAACCTGTACCTTGTGCAAATTTAAATAGGGTAGGTTGATCAACAACTGAATTAGTAAACATTCCGCCTTTGGCGTATGTTTGCAGTCCAGTATCGTATGCTGCACCTTTTGCAGCAGGTACTACAGGTGTTGCAGTAAAAAATGTTGCAGCTGAAGTCATCATACCACTTAGTCCACCCATACCAGTGTATAATGCAGACATTTGCGCACGTAATTCAAATCTAATTAAATCCATCAACATTTGATCTACAAGACCTTTAAAGTCTAGTTTACCAGTTCTGGCAAATTCAGCTAACGCGTCGCCCATACTTTGGAAAGCACCATGTACAATGTTAGAATAACCAGTCATTTTACTAGCAAGCGCTTCAGTTTGATCAGCTGCAGCCAATTTTTGATTGTAAACAGCTTTAAAAGACTCGCTTTGTGCGTCTATAACTTTGGTCATTTCTTGTACTGATTTACGCTCATCAACTGCTGTCATTACACCATCGGACTCAATATCGCTTGCCTTATTTCGTAACACATCTCTAGCTTCCTTAGTTTTATCTATATCAATCTGTCCTTGATTAAATTCTCTAAGTGCGCTGGCCCTGTCTAAATCTGCTTTTTCTTTGGCGGCCGCTTCAGGCGTAACTAAATTAAGTGCTTTTCTATAATTTAATTCGTCTTCTGCTTTACCGCTTTGAGCATCTGCTGTGGTTTTCTTAAACCCAGCTAATTTTTGTTCTAGCGCAAAGCGTGCTTCTATAAGTTTTAAAGCGTCTTGTAGGCCTTTGTTATCTTTTTCTTTTTCTTGTCTCTGAGTAACTAGTGATAACTCTGTTCGTTTTAAAGCAATGCTTTGAGTGTTATCTCTAGTTTTATCTTGTTCAAGTTGTGCAATTTCATCTGTAATCTTTCTCAGTTCAAGTGCAAACTTGTTTTCTTGTTTTTTGTTTTCTAGGCTAGCGGTCGCAAGAACATTTTGTTCTGTTGAAAAACCAACTAGGTTAGTAAGTATACTTAGTCTAGATATATCTTGATCAATCAGTGCTTCATTAAATGCATTTAATTTACTTGCAACTTCAAATTCAGCTGTTTTAATTCTAAGTCTGTCTGATATAGGTTTGTTATCGTTTTCGACTTTTTGACGATCTCTAACTATGTCTAATAAGCCTTTCTGAAATTCAGCTTCTTTGTTGCCATCTTCAGTATTAAGTTTTTCAGCAATAGTAATAGCTGTAGTATACCCTTGTATTTCTTGTAACTGCTTATTTTTTAAAACTGTATTTTCTAAATCTATTTTTTCTTGTGTTCTTTGAGCACTGTTAAGTGTATCAATACTAGTTAAAATATCAAGTCCGGATTGCTGCTGTTGAAGAATATCGTTTCTAAGATTACGTTCTTTGTTTAGATCTTCTAATTTACCTAGGGCAGATGTTCGTCTGCCTTCAATAGTATTAGCTACGCCTTGTGCGGCGGTTGTTGTTCTGTTAGCTTCTTGTGCTGCAGTTTCTCTTTGAACTTTTATAAAACGCTGTTTTAAATTTGCATTTGCTAGCGGATCATCACTTGTAAGCATGCTGTTCAAATTATCAGTTTTTAGTTCGCCTTTGGCTACTTTCTCCATAGCTTGTTTAAAGATACCTGCTGCTCGTAATTCTGATTCTCTTGCTGATATTGCTACTGCAGGGTCGCCATCTTTTTGAGATTTAGCTAAGGCCATTACGGCATTACTTTCTTCAATTGTTGCAGTTAGTAGTGTATTACTTGTTATTAATTCAATATTAGATTGAATTAAGTTCATTTGAATCTTTATTTCATCCTGCTTTAGTCTAGTAGTTGCTTCTGCGGCACGTTGGCCTGTTAAAGCTCCTATACCTGCTTGCGCAATAATTACTGCAGCTTTTGCACTAGCCTGTCCTAAAGCGTCATATATAAGTTTTGAACCTTTGGCAAAAGAAGCATCAACACCTTGAACAAATAAATCTTTGGCTTTAGCAAAAACTTGGGTGTCTATACCAAGCTGTACTTTTTGTATAGTTTTCTTAGCAGTTTCAAGAGCCTCAATTTGTTGTGTTTTTTCTGCTTTTTCTTTAGCAATGGTTTTTGCTGAACCTTTTGGGCCCATACCAAATATAGACATACTGCCAGTAGCCCTGTTTTTTTCTTCAGTTCTTTTAGCAATTTCAGCGTCTATGTTAGCAAGTTGTAGTGAGTACGCGGAATACTCTTCTAATGTAGTCTTAAACTCTGCACGTATTGCAACAAATTGCGCTACAAATTCAGGCCCAAATTGTGCAATTTTCTTAGGAGTACTTGCTAAATCGTTAAAAGCAGCATTCATCCTCTCAATACTTTGATTTGTTATTTTATCCATGGCTACGGATAAATCTTCTAAAGAAGCCCCTATTTTAAATAAAGGATTATTAGAAGCTGAAGACTGAATAAATTCTTCATAAGCTTTTGTTACGTTTTCTGTAGCAGTTTTAAAACTTTGAAGATCATTACTGGCCTCTGCTAAATTAGCGGCAAGGGCTTTATTTGATTTTTGAAATTCGTCTTGTGCCTTAGTACTGTCTTTAAATCTTTCACCTACAGTTACAATATCTAAGCTCTTTACACCAATGGCTTTCTTAAAACTTTCTTCTGCTTGACTTCCCATACCTGCTGCACGAAATAGTTGCAGCTGTTGCTGTACTGTATCCGCAAGGTTTTTTGCTGATTTAGAATTAACATCTTTATTAAATATTCCAGCAATGACATTAGTAAAATCATCCCAACCACTACTCTGCAGTGCTTTTAATAAGTTTTTAGTAGCTTCAATTTGTGCTTCAATTGCATCAGTTGAGGTATTACTTGCATTTGAAAGTGCAAAAAATCCTTGAATTGAGGACGTAGCTATTCCAGGCTGTCTAGCAAGAGCTATTAAAGTTCTTTTTGAATTATCAACTGCTTCTGATGTAGATTGTATTGCTTTATTGAAACTGTCTGCTTCTTTTTCTGTTTTTGTAAGCCAGGAATCAAGTAAAACAAAAGATCCAATTACAGCAGCAATGCTTTGCCCCCATACTCCAAATGCTGAAACTAGCGAGCCAACTTTTTGTGCTACTATGCCAATTGTTCCGGCTGTACGAGTTAATCCTGCTTGAAGAGCTGTAATTTTTGGAGCTTCTTGTGTAATTGCAGACCCATCCTTATTAGTACCCGTTTGTACTACTAGTGTTCCCGCCCTAGCTTTAGCGATCTCTTCGTTTAATTTTCTGTAGGCTGCTCTAGACCCATAAATTGCTTGAGTTTCTGCAGTTGTAACTCTTATAGTATCACTAGACAATTTGTTTAGTATACGTTTATTTATAATGTCATTAGAACCCGGTGTAGTCAGTCCTGATTCTGTTGATTTGATAAGAACTTCCGACGCAACGGAACCAGCATCTTTAGCACCAGAACGAATAGCTTTTAATTGAGTTACGTGTGCCTTAAGCCTAGCGGATTCTTCAGCATTTCGTTTAGCTAAATCATTAGCACGTCGATCTAAAGATCTTATTTCTTCCGCTGTAAGGGCAAACGGATCTTTACCAGCTAATGCGGCATAATCCGTTTTGGCTGTTTTACTAAAAGTCGTGGCATCTTTAGATAGGGCTGAAACTTTATCTATTGTAGCCGGTAGCTTTTTAAAGGCGTTTTCTGCATTGGTACCCGCTACTTTAGCCATATCAATATATTTTTGTGTCATATCTCTGTGCATGGCGCCAAAAAGCATACGGCTTGCATCAGCAGTTTTCTGTAAATTTTCTCTGTACTGTCCTAATGCTGGTATAGCACTCTTAACTATTGAAGCACCTATTAAACCTAAAACTCCAAGCAGTGCTACAGGATTTTGCGATAATAAATTAACTAATGGTACTAAAGCTTTGTTAACAACTTCTAATGCTTTAAAGCTTAAATCCTTTAAACTAGCCGCGAACTTATCATAAGGATTAGCAGGTATTTCAATAGAACTAAATTTATCCATGCCTTCTTTTAGCACGGCATTAGCAAATGCTTGACGTCTTTCAAAATCTGTTAAGCTACCTGTAGCTTTACCTATGCTACGAGCGTAGTTTTCTGTGGCGGGGCCTATTTTTGTAAATAAACCAAGTTCGTCTAACAACTCAGGCTCTAGTTTTGAAATACCACGGGTCAAACGACTAATAGCGTCGGGCATACCAATACCCAAAGCTTTAGAAGCTTTGTTTGCTACTAAACCGAGATCACTCATCTGTTTGCCAGACAATCCCGCAGCAGTACCTTTTGTAGTGGCCTCCATAGCTTCACGCATACTAATTGCACCGTCGGTAGCATTCCTTAAATTTTGAGCAATAGTGCCTAGTGCTTGTCCAGTAGCAGCACCTAACTGATTCATACCTTGAATCATATTTGAAGTATCTGCTGCTTCACTTAATGCTCGAAAAGCAGCTCCGGCTGCAAACACGTTAGCAGCATAAGTAGCATATAGACGTACTAATCCATCAAGCCCACGAGCTTGGTTTGCAAAGTCTCGTCCTGATGCACCTGTAGCACCAGCACTACCTCTGGCAATGTCGTATTCGTTAGTACCCATTGTGGCTTTCTTAAAACCACTAGTACCTCTACCACCGCCAAGACCTTTACTCATCTGCTTATCAAGTGAGTCGTAGGTACCTCTGTACTTTTTAAGCTTTTGCTCACTCTTTTCAATGGTTCCTAGGTCGTCCAGCTTAACTTGTAAAACTGTTGTATCATTACTCATGCTTACTCCTGTTCGGATATTATCAAAATTTTTTGATAACTTGACTAGAGATCATTATACCATGTGACCACGCAGTTGTCAAACCAAAAAATTTTTAACGCAAAAAAGCCCGCTAATTTTAATTAGCAGGCTCTTTTGTCTTTTTCTTATTGTTGATTTCGTCTGATCTTACGTTGTCAATTATACGTATTAGCATAACTATAAACTTCTGTTCAGAAGGATCAATCTCTGTTGCTTCTAAAATATCTTTAATACCTATAAGGGATTTTCCTAAGTAGTTTCCATTCATAAAATCCCACTCGTCTCGCAACATTTTATATGCATTAAATGCTTGTTGCACTTCAAACGGAAAATCATCAAACTCAACAGGTATCTCAGACTCTACTGGGTCTGAGCCTAACATTTCACACATTTCAAAATATTGGTCTTTAGTCATTGACACGCCCATATTTTGAATGTAGTTAACCAACTGCAGATTTACTTGCTGGAGCTGGTCGTCGAAAAGTTTCCCAAGTCTGTGACCTGTTCGCTAATAAACGCATCAAAATTGCTAGAATTTTTCATTAAGTACAGGGCATTTTCTGCGCTGTAACCTAAGTCTGCTTCCATGTCTTGCTCTTTTAAGTCAACTGGGGCTAGTTGTTCAAGATAAGTTAGCTTAAAGCCAGTCCATCCTTTAACTGCATTTTCAACATAAAGTTGCAAAAATAAATCTTCGTTAAATTCTTCCGAAGCTTGACGATTTTTAAAGCTAGTCTTTGTAGACTTCTTACGAATTGATAGGAGTGTTTCGCGCGATAAAAATGCCAAATCAATCATAAAACCAGGCATACCAGGGTATTCTACCTGTACTGATTTGGAAGGAACTAACAGTGTTTTTAAAGAGAGAGTATTAATAGTCATTTTATAATAAGATTAAAAAGAGAGACTGGAGATCAACCCAGCCTCTGTAGAAATGCAACAGTTAATTAAACTGCTGCGCGGTAAATGATAGTTGCTTCGTTAGACTGTGTAATGTCGTAATCAGCACCAGCAAAACCTTGAGCTGTAAAGTTAATTGTTGTAGAAATAACTTGCTCTGTGTTAATTGTAGGAATCTGCAACATAGCTGCAGGTAACTTAATTTCAACACCAGTAGCATTTGTACTAGGTCCGCCGAGTTGTACGTTAATTGTAAACTTAGGATCAACTGTTGTAGTTGAATCAGCTAACAATTTTGATAACAATCCACCACTTTCAAGACTACCTGTTTTTAAGTATGCATTGATAGTACCGGTAATAGCACGTGTACCTGTGAAGTACGTAATAGGTAGGTTAACTGTACCTAAGTTAGCAGGTGTCAAATATGTTAAGTTATTAGCAAAAGTAATGTTTCCACCAGTTAAAGCAATAGTATACACAAAACCAACATTAGTTGCAAGTGTAGCAGTAGCTGCTGCTGCTGAACCACCACCACCAGTAATTGTAATTGCTGGTGCAACAAGATAACCCCCACCTGCGTTAGTAACTGTAATACCTGTAATAGTAGAAGTACCTATAGTAACTGCACCTGCAGTAGCGCCAGTACCATCACCAGCAATAGTGGCTGTTGGAGCAGAAGTGTATCCAGTACCAGCTGTTGTAACTACAATAGCTGTTACACCGCCACCAGAAACTGTTGCGGTACCTAGTGCAGTTACACCACCAGCAACCTGAGGAGCAGAGAATGTTACTGTTGCAGCTGTATATCCAGAACCAGGGGCAGATACTGCTGCTGCTGTTACAGCGCCGCCAGATAGTGTTGCAGTACCAGTAGCTGTTGTACCACCAGAAGGTGCTGCAGCAAAAGTTACTGTAGGTACAGAGGTATAACCAGAACCAGCAGTACCGACTGTAACAGTCGTTACGGATCCGGGAGTAGTGGCAATAAAATCATTGATACCGTCATTAACAACTAAAGTACTTAACTTGTTAGTAATAAAACGAGCTGCAGTATTTTTGGCAGTGGCAGTGTTAGTGCCTGTAAAGTTAGTTGCTGATCCAACGTTTGAGAACGCAACTGGAGTTGCTGTATTTGCTGCGGCACCATCTACCACGCGAATTGCGGAACCTTTACCGGCCCATGCTATTGTTGCAATAGCATCAATACCAAAATCAATAGTAGCAGAATCTAAAGCGCAGTTATCAATAACGTAACCTGCATTGTCAAATAATATAATTAAGCCAAAAGGCAGTAATTGATGTTTATTAGAATTAGTAAATCCTACTGTACCAGTAGATGCTGCAGAGGTCCAAGCGGCACCAACGGCACCAAGGTTAGCTGCACCACCAAAAGCATTCCATAAGTACTGCTCTTCGGCAGTAATTAAACTACCATTGTTATGTGGGCGAATATATGTAGAGAAAGTAAAGTCTACTGGCTCTAGTGCAGTGTTAAAACTGCGCTGACCACGAACAGGGGCTGCCCCTGCTTCATTTAGTGTAACTGTATCTACAGTAGTATTTTGTGAAAAGCTCATGCCTTCCAGCACTTGAATTTCAAAAGTATTAGATGCAGACATGACGCTTTGAGCATCTTTGTAGTCACCAATTTTTACACGACCAAAACTGTCGATGTTAGTAGTAAAGAAGACTCTACTATTACGAATTAAATTAACTGCTGCCATAGCTATTCCTTGTAGTTAGTAACCCAGGAGTACACTTACTAGACATTTATCTGTATTGGTACTATTAGGTAATTAGAGTGCATAACGCACCTGTAAATTTATCTCACCGACACCATAAGGAGTTAATAGTCCTTCATCGGTTGTTATTGACTGAATTAATATTTCAGTAGTTGACAGATTATTAGTAATGTCATATACTAATACTCGGTTAGCATCTATTACATTTTCTAAGTCGTCTAGTAAGTCTTCAAGTAATTGTTGCGATTCGCTTTCGCTACGAACATAAACTTTTACACTAACGTTTAAGTGTCCCCAAGTAAAATCTCCTGGTAGATATTCTCTTATTTCAGAACCGGCTGTACTGTATACACAAGGAAAGTCTTGAACTTCGTCCCAAAATTTTAATTTAGGGTAGCTATTATCAGACAAATCACTTTTAAAGCTGCCGGTTCCGTTTATTATTTTAAATTTTTCAGCTAAAGCTGTTATAATACTTATTCTTTTTGTCATAAGGCTACTGCCCTTAATCTATTGCCTACTGTTTGTTGTGCAATTTGTCTAATCGATGTAGAGATTAGTAGCTTAGGATCTCTGCTTTTTGGATAAGACTGACGCCCAACTGGGGGGCCAGAGCTAAATGTTGCGTATGGATACTTCATATAACTATAAAATGCAGTTATCATTCCTTGCCTACTTTCACTTAGTCTAGTTACTGTAGCAGAACTAGCAAATCTTCCTGTTCTATAATTAAGCAAATCGTTACTGTCTCCATCACCCATATTATCTCTGATTTGCCCGTGTAACTGTGAATTTATTGAAAGTAACAATTGGGGTAAATTAACCTGAGATTGCTCGGGATCAGCAGTTAACATTAAAGCGGGGCCTACAGCGGCAGGTTTTTTAGTTTTTACGGCTTTTAGTTTAGATAAACTACTTTTTATTTTTCTACCCGCTGTTTCTATATCTTTTTCTAACTTCTTGCCTTGGGCAACAGTAGAGTTAAAAGATTTTATAGGTGTTGGATTAATTTTTGCAATAAAAGGCTTAACTGTTGTTTTACGCAGGGCTGCTAATTGAACCTCTTTTATATGACTTCTTAGTGACTTAGAACTTTTTAAGTCTAACAAGAAAGCTGCGATTTCTTTTTTGTTATCGGGAAAACTACTGTATAAAGCTTTTCTAACTTCAGATATATTAGCTTTATAATTTTTATAAATTTGGTTAAGCTTATCAGCAACTACTACAGCTTCTTGGCCTATATGCCTAACAGCCATTTTATCTTTAGGATCTACTAAGTTATCTTTACTACCTATATCTCTTAAAATTGCTACAAATCCTAAAGCTCTTGACAATGCTCCAGAACCTTGATTAGTATTAACATTGCCTATACCTGCATATTTACTTTTACTCTTTCGCTCGTCTTGCCCTTTTAACTGCATTTCTACAGCTACAAAAAGATTGCCTCTATTTTCTGTACCTTTTAATACTGAAGCTGTTAAAGCTTCGTACTCTGGTAATAAACTACTAGAAGCTAAATCTAGCATTTCGTGTAGTTTAATCATTTTTTCAATGAAATTACCGTTATAAAACTCACCTGCTTGGTATGTAGATTTTAATCTTATAAATGCCTGAGATTCTACATGACCTACTTCAAAATTTTCAGAATACTTTTTAAGCTCTTCTGCACTTAACCCACAAGCTTTTAAAAACTGTTTCATAACACTAGCTGTGTTTGTGTAAGTGTCTGAATACTTTACTCCGGTAGCTTCTTCTACATTATCCGTAGTTCCAGTATTAGAAAATAATTCTAAAGTACTTTTATTACGTTTTTTATAATTTTTATTGTACCATGTTATGTATGCTTTTAATAAAGGTGTATTATCATACTTGCCTCTACCTTTAGTAACACCAGTCTCTGTAATTACGGGCATTTTTAAGTTGTAAAATTTCCAGTGTCTGCGCAAGCCTTCTTCAGTAACTACTGTTTCATTATGGCTTAAAGCCATTGCTCTATTTCTAAAGTTGGAAATACCGCGCGCTTTTGGATCGTTCGGATTTACAGTATCCTGTATCATCAATGAAGATGTTACGCCTAACTTTGCTTTTTCCTTAGATATGTCTGTAGGAACAGTTAAACTATTTTGTAAAGCATCTGTCCAAGATGCAAGAGTTTCTGTAGTATCATTTAGATTTTTTAAAGAAGCTCTTGCCTTCATTACTGTACTAAACTCGGATATACTCATGTAAAATCCGCCACATATTGGTCTAGTACACGCTTGATTGGAGCCGGTAGGTTAGTTGAGCTAACATAATTAATTTGTGTAGTATTAGGATTTAGGTCTCGGCTACTGTGGACCGAACCATTATTTCTCGAGTAGTACTCTATTAAATCTAGTACCGCTAGTTTTAAATCTCCTGGTACAACATCATAGCCGCCAAAATAATTTACTCTATATCCGTTAAGTAATTCAGGGAATCCTTTTGGATTAACAGAAACTACTGCATCACCTCGTGGAGCCCAGTCTGTGAATTTTACTAAATTTGTGTATGTTTTGCCATAGTCTTCGCTATAGGCTACTGATAATACATTTACAATGGGAGTTTCTTTTAATAAGATTTCTTTAAATCCACCCTCAAAGAATTCAATTTTTACATCACTGTAGTAATCGATAAAAGTACGACGGCAATATGATTTCACTAGGTCACTGACCTTAGGGATTAAAAAATCAATTTCTGAGTCTGAATTAACGCTAGTAATTCCCATGTAATTTTTGTACTCAGATTTTGTTACTAAATCAGTTGCCATAATTACCTCGCTTGTTTTATAAAGGCACTGAATACCTTTATAAAACAAGACCCCGAAGGGTCTTGTTAACAATTACACTAGCAAATCAGGTTGCTGTATATTTGTGTGCTGTAACAGCGTTACCTAAGTTAGTGGTAACACGTGTCATACCGGTACGGAGGCTAGCCACCATAACGCGACGCTGTGTTTCAACTAATTCTTGGGTATCAATGCGGAGACCACGCTGATTACCAACGATAAAGTTGCCTGGGTTAACAGCAATAGCACCTGCAACGCCAGTACCTGGTGTTGCATACTCTGCTGAAACCAACACGGGGCTTCCACCGATTTGACCGATTTGACCAGTTAACAGTGTAGCTTGTGAACCAACTTGATTCATTGTTTGGAAAGTTGTGTCTTCCAGCAACTGGTAATATGTATCGGTATTAACGATATAGATTACTTCAGCTGGGTCGAGACCCCAAGCACCCAAACCTTGACGCAATGTGCGCATCTTGGCAACGTTCATACCAGCAGCAACAGTGTTACCAGTGGCAGTGGTGTTAGTAGCCCAGACTGTCAATCCTTTAACAGGATCAGAACCGGAACCTGCACCTAACAAGAAAGCCTTGTCAACGGCGCGAGCAACACGACGAACCATACCATCACGGATGATTGGCATCAAAGCCAACAAAGAATCTTCTTCTTCTTCGTATGCTGTATACTCGTTTGTAGCAAGTTTATAAGCATTCAAAGTGATTTCTTTGAGAGCGTGAGTAGCATTTCCACCAGCAGAAGCACCAGCTGCACCAAGGGTAGCAGGAACGGCACCAAACTCAGCGTTAGTAACCCAAGTAGCAGTACCTGCTTCTGGATTCACTGGGATTGTCATCACGTTAGTTTGCATAGCAATGTTGCGGAAAATAGGAGCAACAACTAAGCGACGACGAACTTCAGATTCAAGGTTCAAAGAAACTTCGAGTTCCCATGTAGCTGAAGGCACGTGAGCACCGTATTTTTGCACTAAGTCGCGACCAAGGCGTGTACTGTCAACTGACTTGCCAGCCATTTTAGCTAAGAAAACGGCCTTTTCTTTGTCAGCGTAAGACATACCGTCTTTGCTGTCTTGGAAAGACATTTTTGATTTTGTGATTGCTTCAATTTCAGAAGCTTTTTCACGCAAAGAAGCTTCTAAACCAGCGATAACTGATTTGCTTGACTCTTCAGCAGTAGCTAAACGCTTCTCAACTTCGGCCATCAAGCGCTCAGCACCTGTGTCACCAGTAG